TCAGAGTCAGCAATCAGCTTTCTAATTTCTTTCAGAACTAATTCTGCAAATTCAAGCATGGTCGGTTTCCATGAAAAGCAGACAGCATAAAAAGGCCGCTGTCTGAAAGCCCTGTTGTCAGTATATCTTTACTGGGTTGTTTCCGTCACGTTTCTTCACAATCATTGCTGGTCCAGGAGTGCCCTTGGGCTTACTTAAAACCACGCCGCCTTTAGCTTGTTTAACCGGGCGAGACTTACCTGCCGTTGACAAAGCAATTGCCACTGCTTGTTTCACAGCGGCTTTTTTGTTCTTTGGGTTGCTGGTGCCAATTGCACCCTTCTTTTCGTATGTGCCAACAAGCTCACGAATGTTGGAACTCACTGTCTTTTGGCTAGAACCTTTTTTAAGTGGCATCACTGTCTCCTTGCGTTCATCTGTTGGATCTCGTTGTTGCGTTGCTGCTGCACCGCCATCTTCTCCACACGCTCGCGTGCGACTTCAGCACGAAGCTGTGCAATGTTTTCTTGCGACTGGATACGTGCTTGGTTGGCTTGGCCAGCCTGTTGGATCTTGGTTGAATCAAGTTGCAAGCGTTTTTCAGCAATCTGGTTGTTTGCCTGGTCGGCTTGCGCGCGCTGCTGAATCTCTGCTTCTTTAAGCTGGATGATTGGGTCAGGACCACCGCCACCAGCAAGACTGTTCTGCATATCGCGAACGGCTTGCATGCCTTCAGCCACCTTGATGGCAATCATGCCCTCGCGCTGAATCTCAGAGACCATGTGGTCAGGATCATTGCCGTAGTCCTTGAACAACTCGGCTTCTGTGTCCTCTTCGGCCTTCAAGCGTACGTGCTGCAGGATGTGTTTCTGCAAGGATGAAATAGATTGCGGCATTGTCTGCATGATTGGAGACATTCCCATCACCAAGTGGGAGAAGATGTGTGCGTCATGCTGTTGGCCAGCAAAAGCTTTCAGCTCCATCATGTCCAACAAGTCCGAGTTCTCCTGTGCAGGGTCTTTTGGAATGTTGGTGTGCTGTGGACGCAGAATGCCGTCAATGTCACGCACGTTCATGGCCGCATACACGCGGTAATAGGCCTCGTACATGTTGTGCATCTGTGGCGCGCTCTGCGCAACCTGCAACTGCGTCTGCGCCAGCATGATTCGCTGTGCCGCTGAGAAGATATTGGGGTCCGCAACCGGCAGCACGGCCACCATGTTGTCGAAGTCCTTGCGCTTGATGTTGCGGCTCGCGCCTGGCACGTCATACGGGTACTCATCCGGCAAATACTCACCAAACCCACGCGCCAACATCTCAAACTCAAGCTTCTGAGCGTAATGCAGGCGCTTGTGTATGGCCGACATGACCATAGAGCCTCGTTCAAGCAACGCAAGCGTTGTTCCGACAGCCGCTTGTTGGTTTCCGTCGCCGACCTGCATGTCTGCAACGCCCGCCAAGCGACGACCTGCGTCCACACAGAAGCCAAGCAGCGCAAACAGCGTCTGGCTGGGCTCTTTGTACGGCAATGGGAGCAAAGATGACTGCAATTCAGCGCCACCGGCGTCCATATCGCGCCATTCGCCCGGTTGCAACGGCTTATCGTCGTCAGAAATGCGCGCGCCCTTGGCTTTAAAGCCCGCTGGCAGGTTGGCCAGCGTTCCAGCATCAATAAGTTGACGCAAAGAGCTTGTCGCAGACTTTGTCAGGCCACCAATCAAGTGAACAAAGCCCAAACCGTACGCGCCAGGGCCTTCGATCAGGACATAATGGACAAAATACTCAATGCGTTCTTTGTTTTCGTCGTCTTCTACCCAATTTCTACGAAGTCCGACCAGTCGGCCGCTGTTTTCTTCCAGCGTAACGACGTAAGGACGCTTAATCGAGGTCATTTCCCCGTCTTCGTCCTTGTCCTCAAAGCCTTCCACGTCCAAATCGACATGGAACTCGAGCAAGAAGATCTCGTCTGTGTTTGTTGTAGGAGACTGACCCGTAAGTTTGTCAATCTTTGACTGAATATCGCTCGGTTGATCCGGTGTTGGGTCCGGTTCTACGTCGTAATCCAAGTATTCGCCGGCATAAACACGCTTGCGATAGTCGTTTTCGTACATCGGAATACGATGCGTGATCCGTGGGCACTCGCTCATGACGCTTGAGCCGCCATACGGGATGTACAAATCGTCGGCCAAGACCAATTTCGACACCATCCGACCCACCGTGGCGTCGTAATAGGTCTTCTTGAACACCGAACCACCGTAGCCCACGTAGAAAAGCGCCTGGTCCATCTCTGGCGTGAACTCCTTCATCACCGTAGTGATCTGGTAGTTCATGAAATCTTGCACACGGGAGGCCTGTTGGACTTTCTCCAACGTCTCTTTGCCCACGATCTGGGTACGTACAGGACCGCCAGAGGGCATCAGTTCCTTAAAGGCCTGTGCCTGGAACTGGATGATGGCCTCAGTCAGCATTGGGTGGACTGCATTGGAAGCCCCACGGAAGGGCTGTGTACGGTCTTCTAGCTTGAATCCCAGCAAGTCCAGGCCCTTGGAGTACATCGTCTCCCAGTCGGCCCTAGAGGCCTTGTCTGACTCGTACATGTCCAACAGATCCAGGGCAATGCTATTGCACACCTCAGGATCTACAACCTCTGCCAGGTTGTCGTAGAAGCCCACGTCCCCTGCTTCGTCCTCTCCAATCTCAACCGTAGCACCACCATCGTCTTCCAACGTGACTTCAATGTCAGGCATGCCCTCGTTTTCTATCTCGATAGAAGTGCTTGGGGCTTGATTGACTGCTTTATCTACTGCCATGTTTATCGCCTCTTACTCGATTTTTTGATGAAGTCGGCAGTAGCTTCCCCGCCATCCTTAAATTTCTTCTTGGTGTATGCGCCTTTGGCCGTGTCTGCCGTATCGTACACAACGTACGATTTTCCACCGCTCACGCCACCAGGGAGGAACTCCGCCCCTTGAAAGCCCATCAGCTTAAAGACGCCAGGCATCATAGTCTTTGGAATGTTTGCCTTGCGAATCTGCTCGTAAATGTACTCGCCACTTACGGTAGATCCAGGCGTGTCTTCCACTTTCCTGCTGAACTTGCGCAGCTTGTCCAACACTTCCCGGGGGTACTGCTTATCATGCATCAATATCTTGGACTTTTCAATGTCTACAGGATACACCGCTGGCGCTGCATCGCTTTCCGGAATTCCACGACCCACTCGCTTTGTTGCCGAACGGCTGGCATACTCGGCATCGTCAGTTAAGTACAAACCCGGACCCATGTCCGCCGACTTTGAAGCACGATCAACATCATATGGACCAACAATCTCGCGTGTGTGCCCTGTGTATGCCCGAATCGTCGGAGACTCAGCAGCGCCTTTGGTCGCCTGCTCAAGCGGCAACTCAAGCTGCTTTGACAACGTCTTACCCGCCGCATTCTTCATCATCCCAAGAGCCGCTGCTGCCGAGCCTTTTACAGCACCGGCAGGATTCACAGAGGAACTGATCAGCTCCATTGTTTCGTTGGCCACGCCCTTTTGTGCAGGAGGCAAAAAGCCTTTCTTGGTCAAGTACTCCGTTGAGAGCACCACGTCCTCTGGCTTGATCATGCCTGTTGCTGTGAAAGGCAATGCTGCAAGGTCCACGGCCCCTGTCACGATCTGAGGTGCACCACGTGCCACGGACAGCCCCAGCTTCTTGAGCGTGTCGGCCGCACTGTTGGGGCGTGGTTCCGGGGCTTCTGTTACTTCGCCTGTCTCAGGAGAACCCTCCGCGCGCTTGATTGGAAAAGGACGGCGAGGGCTTCCGTACTCGTTCTCTCCTGTCATTGACTTTTTAATAAAACGCATTGCAGGGTTTTGCTCGTACGTGTACGAGGGCACGGGAGTATGTGGAGGCAAATCCCGCGCATCCATGCGCGTTTGACGGGGCCCGGTTAAGGCGTCATAAACCGCCATCATCTTTGTGCTGGGAAACAATTGCCGCATCTCTGGGTCTTGCGTCAAGAACTTACCAGTGGTTTGTTCCAATGCAGACAGCGAGGCTAGTTGTTCGCTAAACATAGCTTCGGTACCCCCTCGCTTTTTCAACGCATCGTACGATTCTTTTTGAAAATAAGCGTTGTCAACAGGTCTGCCAAAGAACTTTTCCAGCTTTTCACGGTTATCCACCATGTTCTTAACTGTTTCTGCTATAGGTCTCCAGTCTTCCCCCATCAGGCTGTAAGCACGGTAATTGTTGTCCATGCCACCCAGCTTGGCAAACTTAGGACGACCATAGATGTCCCCACCCCGTGCATCCATGCTGTGTTCCAGCTCATGCAACGTGGTGATTTCCCGCTCTCCAGGAGTAAGCCTAAAATTTAAATTAAGGGTGTCCGGACTACTGGGTACCATGTTCCCTCGTGTGCCAAAACCCAAATTAACTGTTTCCGTTTTAACGGCAGGATTCATTGCTTGAATGTACGCTGCAAGTTCCTTTGCGCTGCGAGAAGCAGGAACATCTGGGCCCCTCACTGTGCCCGTGCCCTCAGGCTGCGTTGTTTTATATCCCTGTAGTTCCGTTGTTTTATCCGCCATCATCTGCGGGTCTTCAACTTCGCCTCCGTCTGCAAACTTAAGCTTTTTAAAGACGTTTGATACGCCACCCGTTGCACCAGAGATGGCACTGCCTATAGCACCTGGAATATTGCCCTGCACAAGCTGACGTGCGGCATTAGCGTAGTCATATGTTGGACCTATAACATAAGACAATCCAGCGTTAACTGCGGCGTTGGCCAACTTGTTATCGCCACCGCTACCGCCCCCGCCACCTTGGCCGTCAGTGTTTGTTGCATTGGGCTGGATACCGTATCTATTGAAAATTGAATTGCCAGCAGGATTTGGAATGCTGCTGCTACGGCCTCTAACTCCCATACCGCCAAAAATTCCTGTATATGCAGGGGCAGCCGGCTCCTGTGCAGGAGCACGGGCCGCTATTTCTGGCTGAGCGGCCTGCGTAAACAAGGCCGTCTCCTCTGGATCAACCTCATTACCAAACCGTTCTGCCCAGTACGCAGCGCCGCCTTCATCAGGGGCACGCCCAAGTACATCGCGGTACAGGTCCGATACTGTCTTTGGAGCAGGTGGCGGCTCAGCAAATTGGGTAGGCCCACCTGTCTCCTGTTGCTTCATTATGAACTTGGCATAGTCACTGTCCTCGTTTTGAGAACGGAAAGGACTACGACTAATGGAACCCCCAAGGGCAAGACGGACGGGGGCAGCCATCCGATAGGACGCTGCCCCCTCAGGCTTTTTTACGTAGCCACCTTGCGCCATTTTCCTTGCCGTCCGCTCTGCCTGGGCCGATTGCTTAAATAGCGTCGCTTCCTCCGGTGAAATCTTGCCGTCCGCTCCAAACTGATTCAACCAAAAGGTCATGCCACCAGGTTCTGCATCCCGGCTTAGGTTGGTCTGATACAAAGCGTTGATTGAATCAACTAAGGCATTTTGGTTCGGGTACTGATACCCGGTTACACCAGGCAATCTTTGTGTGCCCATATTGACACTCAAGCCACGGGCCTTGATTATCTCGTTGGCCTTGTCCATGGAGTCTTTGTACATGTCTTTGTACGGCCCTCCGTAGGTTGCTGTTGCACCGTAAAACATCTTGTCAAAGTCAGCGCCGCTTATCTTGCCTTCTTTAAGTTGACTCAGCCACCAGTTGTAGCCACCCGGGTCAATTGTCTTAAAGTCCTCTGCCGCAGGAGCTTTGTACTCGCCAACGGTAATGTTGTCGTTCCAAGTGCGGCCTTCTCTTTTGCCATACGTGTTGTAGTGGTTCTTTGCAAAACCCACATAGTCTTGGTTCGGGTTGGCCTTTAGTGCCGCCTCAAAAGCTGCAGACACATCCGAGTTGCGCTTGTAATAGTCTTGGGCCTGGAGCGATGGAATAATGACCTCGGCCCGTGCCTTGTTGGCTGTGTCCGCATTCCAGTTGGTTCCATACGATCCAGAATACTGATTCGTGATTCGTGCAACGTCTTCGGGCGTTGCGTTTTGATTCATGTAGGCCTTGAACATCTCACCCATGCTTGTTGGGTGGAAGGCAGACAGGTCATTGCCCATGCCTTCACGGCCAATGTTCTTGTACGCTTCCTTGACACGGATGTCATAGGCTATAGGATCAAACTGCGCCTTAAGCTGGTCCGGCGTAGTCGTACCCGAAGTCATCCGCTGCTGCCAGTCGTAATATGTCGCTGGGTCCTTTGCCAAACCAGTGCGAGCAAACGCATCATTCAATGCCGTGTCGCCTGTCACCAGGTTACGTGCATGCTGCTGTGAAGCAGACAAGGTTGGTGTGGCATCAATCAGCGTACGTGGGCGCGACGTGACAATAGGTGCCGCAAAATTCGCCCCCGTACCCGTGCCACCAGTGAGCATCGTTGCAGGACCAAAAAGATCCTTTGGCTTGCCATCAACCATGGTGGTTTGATACGAAGGCTCTTGCCTGAATCTCGACTCAAGCGTTTGGCCAAGTGCAGTGTTGATATCCCCAGGGCTCACGCCGTACTTTTGTGCGATCGATGAAATATTGCTGGGGGTTTTGTGAATGTTC